TAGCATTCAAAACGAATGTTAAAGTTGTATCTGTTGCTTTTGTAACGCTACTATAAGCGATATGTAATCTGTTTTGCTCAGACCATACGATTTGATCAGAAGACATTGGCATTTCAGCACCAACCATTTTTAAGAAACCAGATAAAGTTCTATTTCCATAGCGCTCTACTTCAGCCTCATAAATCTCAGGTAAGTATTGTTGTGCGAAATCATTTCCAGATCCGTCTGTAAAGTTTAAATAATTTGACTCAAGAAGTTGTTGCTTCTGAGACGGTTTAATTGACCCATAAACGGGTGCGACTACTGCCATAATAAATTTTTTTAATTGTTAAATTTCTTTGTTTTAATTTTAAGTTTTGAAGAATCAAGACCGCTAATTGCTTTAACTTTTAATCCATTAATAAATACATCTCCTGCTGTTGTTTGTCTAGGCGTTGTAGATGGATTTTTAGAATTAGTAACAACCTCTTTTACTGCATCGGATTTTCCTTGCTCATAAAAGTGTGCTGCTATTTTGTCAATGTTCTCAGCGGCATACATAGCTTTGTGATAACCTTTTGTATCTACAACTTCACCATTATCATTTAAGAACTTCTTAATTAGGTTATTGATGTTTGATTGATTTTCAGCTACTCGTTCAACGTTTTGAATGCCATACCTAAATTTCTTTTCTCCTACATTGATGTCAAAACCTTTGAAATCATCAGAAAAAAGTTTTTGGGTATCAGCTTTAAATTTCTCGTGTTGCTGAGCCGCCATGCTTTGCTCTTCGTTATATCGGTTGAAAAAGTCCATTGCTTTCTGTTGCTCTTGGGTAACACCAGGTCTCAACTTGATTTCCTCGTAATATTTACCTTTAATAGTTTCCAGATAGTCTTTGGCTTTTGCAACTTCTTCTTTAAAAGCGAGTTTTCTTTTTCTTACATCTCGCTCGTCGTCAAGTTCTTCATCATAGCTAAAGTTGTCTTCCATAAGGAATTGTATTTCTTCAGCATCTAAATGAGGTCTTGTTTTTTTATAGTATTCTTTAAGTAATGTATTGTTATCTACATTTGTGTAATCAGCATTTAACCTAACATAGTCTTCAACTGTTCCGCCAGTCTCTTCCATAAAAGAAACTAATTTTTCAATGTTTTCCGGTAATGCTCTTCCTGTTTCTTTTGATTCAGCAATTGCTTCCTGTACGTCTTCGGTTAATTTTTGTGTTTCTTCAATAACTTCTTCATCAGTTATTTCTTGAATAACTACTGGCTCTTCTTCAACAACCTCTTTGGCAACGACTTTTTGTTCTTCGTTTCCTTCGACCACTTCTTGCAATCCCAATTCGGGTTGTTCTGTGCGTAACACGCTTTCATCTGCGACTTGCTCTTGAATGGCATCTTCTTCTTTTTTAGGTGTTAAATCAACTTTAGTAACATTGCTATTACTATTTAGTTTTTTCATTGCAGGTTTTTTCTTTTGCAATTTAAAATCTCCTTCTTGTTTTACTGTTTCTGACATGATATGATAATATAAAATTAATTAGTGCTTTTATCTAGGCGTAAACTGCTCTAGATTAAATCCTCCAAGGCCGTCGTTTCCTTGTGATTCAAAATCTTTAGGTAATAAATCATTTTTTCTTTGATCTATTAATTCAGACTGTTGTGTTGCTTGTATTTTTGTTCTTTTATCTTTACGATCTTCAACTTCCGCAATTTTACCGGCTTCTGCATTAGCTCTTATTTGCGCTAATTGCATTTGATAATTAAATTCTTCAGCCATAAGCTCTCTTTTAATTTGAGCTTCTGTTTGCATTCTTTGTATTTCAAACTGTGACTTAGCTTGTTCAACATTAACTTTTTCTTGCGTTAAAGCTTGTTGTTTTTGAACTTCATACAATGCTGCTTTCTCTGCTGTTTCTGCATTTGCTTGAGCCTGCGCTTGTATATTAGCCATTTGAGCCTTTTGAGCTTCTTCTTTTCTTTTATTTTGTCTAAACTTAAGAAGTTGATTTGCTAACTTAGCATTTGAAATATCTCTTATATCAATTGCATCCTCTAAACCAATATTGCCATTCTGTAGCGCAACTTGAATATTCTGTTCAAGCACCGCTTTTTCTTCTTCTTCTGGTTCTAATTCTAAAAATATGCCGAAGTCATGCATATTTAATGTCTCAACTTCTTCTAGCACAGCAGTATTAAAACTATTTATACTATTCATTAATGACATTTTTGTTAATGGGTATTCAAGTAAATCCGCCACCTTCATGCTTATATTTTCGCAAGTTCTAACAGTTAAGTAGAATAATGATTGCAATATATGTCTAGTAGCTACATTAGATTGATTAGCGGCCATTTTTTGTAATCCTAATAAAGCGTCTTTGTCTGGATTGCTTCCGTCTCTTGCTTCATTTAATCCAGTCACATCTCTTATCATTTGTAGATAATAGTTGTATGTATTAATTAGTGAAGCAATTTTGCCTTGGCCAGATGATGAAGACAATTCTTGAACAGGAACTTTACCTCTATTCATATCTCCATCTTGAGTAAGCGATCTACCTACTACACTACCGGTTTGGAAATACATATTTAATGCTTCCGCTGGATTATAGTTTGTTCCATTACCAAGATCAACTTCAGCTAAACCGTCCATATCTAAGAACACCCCATCTGGAACTATCCTGGACATTACTTGTTGTAGCTTTAAATGCGTTAATTGAATCATATCCGCAAAACCTGTAATCTTGCTAACTATAGATTCAATTCTTCCTTTATAAATTCTAGGAGCAGTTATAACGTAATTCATTTCTACTTTAGTGGTATCGGCATATGGTCTTGTCATATTTTCCGATAACTTCCATTCTAGCATGGTATTGTTACCTAAAACTTTAGCTCCTGTATATAAAACCTCTATTGTTCTTGACACTCTATCAAAGTTATCATTTTCTGGAGGATTAAAACTATCATCTTTTTGAATAACTTTTTCTAAACCAGTTTCTGTTTTCTTTATTTTAAAAACTTGATTCATATAAGTTTTGTATTCAAAATATAAAACTTGTACGGTATTTTCGTCATAGTTACCCCAACCAGTTATATACTGATTGTTTCCAGGCATATTTTGAATATCTTTTAACTCTTCTTCAGATATGCGAGGGAATTGTTTTTTAAGTTCGGGTATTGTAATTGATTTAACTTCCCCAACATAATATATGTCTTCAAAATTGGGGTCTTCAGTATAAGAATAAACTAAATACGCAGGATCCACATAATCAACAACAATTCCATTAGATTCATTAAATCTTGTTTTAGTACAAGATATACCTAACACTACTAAATCATGTGCTAGCCTTTGCCTAATTTCGTCGTATTTGTTTTGCTTTAAAACAGTATCTATAACTTCCTCTTCGGCAATTTCAACACTTTGCTTATAATTAAGCTGCATAAAGAGATCTAGCTCTTCTTTATTAGCAGGAAGAACGCTTGGATCAGATGTAGCATATAAGTTTTGACCAAACTCAGAACTTATTTCATCTAATATTTGTTTGTTTTCAATATCTCTTAATGCGTTAAAAGCATAATTTGTTCTTTGCTTTAAAGCAAAAGGATCCGTAGCCATTGCTTTAATTTGAAAACCTTTTTGAGTCATGCCATTAACTACAATATCCACAAACTTAGATATAACAGGCACTGGTTTCCAATCTAAATTAAGATAAGACAAGTCGCCATTAATAGCCAACTCATCTTTATATTTTTGTATCGACTGTTCACCTCTAGCGTATAATCTTAATTGATGAAAGTTATTATAATTAGTTTGATACCTATTAGCATTAGTCCTTCCTTGGTCAAACCATTCCTGTTCAATGGCTCTAGCCACTTGAATACCATACTCTAATGATGCTTTTTCTGCATCGCTAACCACTTGGCTTGGAAAGGAACTATTGGTATTTGTGTATATGTTCATTTATATTATAATTTTTGAGGTACTACCATCATTATTGTATCTTTTTAAACCTAGATTAACAGGCTGTCTTTCTATTCTATTAACAGGAACGTATCTATGTTTATTGCAAGCCATTAAAGCTAAACCAGAACTAATAGATGCATCATGACTTGTTCTATTGTTTATGTTAAATCTAGCCCAATCTTCTAATGTTCTTTGAAAATACATATCTCCATAACCAGTATCTGATAAACCTACAAATTGTTCAACATAAGTTTCTATAGCAGCAGCATGTGCTTGCTTAATATCTTCACTAGAGTTTGGTATTCCCCCTATTTCTTTTTCAGTAACAGATAGTTTATTCCAAATCTTATCAGGTCTATTCATTGAAAAACCTCTATAACCTCTTCTTTTAAAATGATATAAAAGCCTTGGCTTGTTATTTTCAGCTAGTATTGGCATACCATAAAATACACATGCCATTAAAACATCTTCAAAAAATATTTCTGCTGTTTGCGGTCTAGCTATATATTCTAAAAAGAAATGATTAGGAGGTACATCTTCCATAGAAAACTTAGTTAAACCATGCAAAGAACCATTAGATCCTCTTTGGTCAACTGTACCTGATATATCATAACTATCACAACCAAATGCACCAAGGTGTTCATTACCCGGCCATTTAGTACCATTCTTTATTATCACTTGGTTTTGAAGATGTTTAGCTGGAACCCAAGTTATTTTAAACCTTCCATCTTTATGGGGATTAAATATTACTCTTGTATCAGGCATCCCATTCTCCCAAGCAAAACTACCAGTAGTTACAATTGCAGTATTTCTAAGGTCTTCATTGTAATCTATTTGTTGATATATTTTTGTAAGGTTAAACAATGATTGCTTAGCCTCATCTCTAAATGCGTGTTGCTCAGTTCTTGGAAACTGACGATACATTTCATTTAATCCATCTTGATCGTTTTTTAAACCATCAACTTCATTTTGCCAGTGTTCTATTACACCGTATTCAATTAAAGAGCCATCTGCTGCTTTAACTGGCTTGTCTGGAGTATCGAATACAGGTATTCCATAAGTATCAATGAATCCTTCGTAGTTCCATTCCATAGGTATGAACAGAGAATATAATCCTGAACTAGTCTGTCCGTTGCGGTTTCTCTTGGAAACGTCGGAGTCATAATATAATCTTTTAAAATTCTCTCCACCTTTAGCTAAAGCATTAGAAGTAGATCCCATCATACATTTACCTATAATCCTACTACCTAACCTTAATGTTGTTTTTGTTACCCTCCAGTTATTTAATATATTATCTGGTCTTTCCCATTTACCACTTTCATCGTGAACTAATAATTTTAGTTTTTCACCGTCGTACGAGTTGTCCCCTGTGTTTTTCCAGTCGATCGTGGTGTCAAGCCCTTGTAAGTCGTTTTTGGCTGTGGAAACCTTATCGACGGACTTTCTGGTAATTTTAGACGCGGGTACACGGTAGGCGAGCTCGGTCTTCGGTCTATCCATTCCGTCCTGAATTGGTTTGAAGAAGAAAGGATAGTTGATTGATATAGGTACCACCTTATCTGTAAACATTTTCTTAGCATCTGCTCCTGATTTAGATAAGATCCCGAATCTCGCATCAGAAGATATTGTTGCCATATTAACTGCTGTTCCGCTGGCCATGAAGCTAAAACCGGACCTCCTATTCTTAAGGTAGCACATTCCGAAACATCTGTTGTCTGCTTGGCAAGCTTCCCAGAATATAAAGAATAATCTGTTTGCTTCCCTAAAATCTGCTCTCCCAACATCAATCTTGGTCCACTGCAAGTACATGTAGTGATTACCAGTAATATAAGTAGGAACACCTTTGTTGTAAAACGAAAAACCTTTTTCCCTGTATTCAAACTCTTGATCGATATACTCATACCATTTGTTTTTAAAGTGATCAGGATAAGTGTCCCACTCAAATATTGTTTTAATCTTTGACAATTCTTTTGGAATCTCATGAGCTTCCCAATACTGATCTAGTTTGTTTTCTGATCTTGAATAAGCATTCTCTATAAAAGGTAATGCTATTTTTAATCCTTGTATTTCGTATATTTCTCCAATTTTA